TCTTGGGCTGCAAACCATAAGGTGGAAGACCGTCTGGTTAACGGAATCAAAGATCGCATGGCGTTAATCAATATGGCGACCGCTACGCAATATAAGATGAACCAACTATTCTGATGACAGACCTAGAGCTTGAAATTCTAGAGTTCCGCAGACAACTCTGGAGACCGACTCCACGGCAATCTGTTGTCGAATGGGCTGAGAGCAATCTGACTCTAAGCCAACGACAGACCGAGCATCCCGGCCCCTTCTCCACGGCGGTCAGACCATATTGCAGGGAGCCGCTTGAATCTTGGAAAGATCCTGCGGTCTCCGAGGTTACTCTGTGTTGGGGAAGTCAAACCAGCAAAACGACGACGCTGATGGCCGGTCTGGCTTGGTCAATCGACGTAGAGCCATCTCCTGCGTTGTGGCTTATGCCGAGCGAGAACTTAGCGCGGTCTTTCTCTAAGAGTCGCTGGCTCCCCATGCTGGAAGACTCTCCTGCTATGATTGCGCGGTTCCCTACGGATAAAGACCAGATCACCAACCTAGAGCAGCAGTTCGACCGCTGTACCCTGACGTTTGTGGGGAGCAATTCACCAGCAAATCTAGCGTCTCGTCCGGTCAGAATCTTGGTCGCAGATGAGGTGGACAAATTCGCTGATGCTACGGCTAAAGAGGCTGACGCTCTGGATCTTGCCGAGCAGCGGCTCAAAGCGTTTAGCAGTTCAAAAGCGTTTTTCACTTCGACTCCGACAACCTCCGAGGGACGAATCTGGCAAAGATATCTGCGAGGAGACCAGCGGAGGTATTACATCCCCTGCCCATACTGCCGCGAACATATCAAGCTAGAGTGGCGACAAGTCACTTGGGAAAACGAGAAGCTTGAGGATGGACGACCCGACTGGCAGCGCATCCGTACCACAGCGCACTACGTCTGCCAACTCTGTCAGGGAAAGATAAGCGACAGCCAGAAAGTTGCAGGGTTACGTCACGGCAAGTGGATTTCAGAGAATAAAGCCAGCCTCCCGAGCGTAAGGTCTTACCACTTGTCGTCTTTGTACTCCCCAGATCGAAAGTGTACTTGGGGAAACCTTGCTGTCGCATTCTTGGAAGCAAAAAGCTCGATGATGGGATTGCAGGGATTCATCAACGGTATGTTGGCAGAACCGTGGGAGAATCAGGAGACTCAACAAGACCGAGTCGAGATCGTATCTGATGCGGGAATCCCTGAAGCAAGACGCTATCTAACCGCTGACGTACAAGCTGCGGCTCCTTTCTTGTGGTGGGTCTGCCGCGAGTGGAGCAAAGGCAACTCTAGACTTGTTGGAGCGGGTCACGCTGATGATTTTGCCGCACTCCGCAGGATTCAACTCCAATACAACGTCCACGATATGGATGTTGGCGTTGATTCCGGCTATAACACTCAAGCGGTCTACGATGCTTGTGCTGAGTTTTCTCAGAGTAGTGCAAGCCCGATCAACTATCCCTGCGGTCTGCGTTACCCACCAGAGGGAGGTCTCCGAAAGCCAATGCTGATTGGCTGGCTACCGATGAAGGGACGAGAGACCGGAGCAAGATTTACGTCTAAGACCGGCTCCATCCATCCCTTTGGAATTACAACGTCAACCTCGATGCGGACTGACGCTGTACAACCGTTGTTGGTTTTTGATACCGAGCACATGCGGGAGGTGCTCCAGCGGCTCCGTAAAGGGACCGAGACTCATCAATGGAGTGTTTGTAGCCTACCCGCTCCGCTAGAAGCTGAAGGGGCTTTTGCGAGCGATTCTGATACCTATTGGAAGCATCTAGACAGCCATCTTCTTAAGCCAACAGCCAACCGCTCCGGTAGGATCAAGCACTTATGGTTCAAGCGAAACACTCGTTGGCCGGACCATTTGCATGACTGTGAAATCATGCAGTTGGCAATGGTTATGTTGTGGGGAGACCTAACTTCCAGTACCTCGGAAAATTCTAGTGGTTGACAAACTTGGTAGTCTGTTGATAGTCCGCGCAAGTGTTCACATACACAGTAGCAACAAAACGGAGTTACTTGCGTACGACCTACGCGAGCAAAGCCGCTTTGACATTGCTTGAGGCTTTAACGGCAAAGCTGACTGTTTCCGCTAACTCAATGGAGAGCGGAAATGTGGTCCGTAGCACTTCTAGCTCTGACGTTTCCGTTGAATTCGCTGAACCCGGTAAGGGGACAGCCGCTCCAATTGAGATGCTGGAAATGTGGGAGTCTCTGCTAACGGATTACGATTACGCTGTAACGCTTCTTTCTGGTGATGGGATCGCTAGTCCAACCGATCTCCAGATTTACAACAAGATGCTGACCGCCGTTCTGGTTTCAACCACTCGGTATTATGGGGATTTCACGCAATTCCGTCGTGAAGCCACAACCCGAATGAGCTAATGGGATTCCTTCAAAACATAGCGGACAAGCTGTTTCCTGCTCCCGTAAACAAATACGAAGGAGCCGGTCAGTCTTTGCGTCGTTCGTATCTTGACACCTCTTACACTTCAGCGCGGTTTGATGTTACAAGCGCGACCCGTCAAGCCATCGTTCGCAAGTCTCGCTTTTTTGAGCAAAACAACGCTGTTCTAAATAGGCTTGGCGACTTGTTTGAGTCCTACACCGTTGGCTCCAGCTTCTCGGTTCAACCAGCCTCCAGCGATTCCGCTTGGAACCTCAAAGCCAAGAAGTGGTTTGATGTCTGGTCTAGATATCCCGATATCGGTTCCCGTCAGTCGTTCTCTACTCTGATGGGGCAAGCCGCTCGCGGTTGGTTCTATGATGGTGAGTCGTTCCTGCTGCTCACCAAAGGAGACACTGGCAAACCTCGATTGCAGCTTATTGAGGCTCAATCCATTGCGACTCCGGTAGGGATGCAAGCAGATGAGACCGTATTTGATGGCATCCGATTTGATCCTCGTACCGGACGAGCGATATCATACTTTATTGGATCGGAAAAAACTCAGGGTAACCTGACTGATGTTCGCTCCATTCCCTCTGACTCGGTTGTACATATCTACGAGCCGAATCGTCCCGGTCAGCTTAGAGGTCTTCCGTTTGTCTCCGCTGTCATCAACGATCTCCACGATCTCGATGATCTGCAAAAGCTGGAGATGGAAGCTTGTAAGCTTGGTGCTTCTGTGGCTCAGATCGTTAAGACTGACGCTGGTGAAGTCCAAGCGAGCAACCTCCGCGCTGGTACTGCTGGAGCAAGCGTAAACACCGCCGAGAATTACTACGAACAGGTCTTTGGATCTGGCGTTAAGGTGCTGAAGAACGGTGACAGTTTCGAGCAGTTCGCGACCGAGCGTCCCGGTGTAAATATGCGCGAGTACTGGCGACAACTGACTGAGAAAGTCTGTGCTGGCGTTGGTATCCCTTACGTTCTGGTTTACCCAGAGTCAATGCAGGGAACTGTCTATCGCGGTGCGCTAGATATGTCATCTGTATGGTTCCGCTCTCGCCATCAAGTTATGGCTTCAGCGGCTCGTCGTATTTACGAGTACGCGATGGAGTACGCGATCAAGAATGATCCTACGCTTAACGATGCTCCCTCGGATTGGTACGAAGTATCAATCACCGCTCCGCGCTCTCCGAATGTTGACGTTGGCCGTAATTCTGCGGCTCAATTGGCAGAGCTAGAGGCTGGCGTTGTTACCTTTGATGAGGTCTACGGAGCGCGTGGTCTTGACTGGCGTTCTGCTTTAGAGTCAAAAGCTCAACAAGCTTTGTTTGTACGTCAACTCGCTGCAAAATACGGAGTCGATGTATCTGAGATTTCGGTGATTCAGAAAGAGCGTCCCGCGACTAGTGTTGCAACTGCTATTGACATTGAAGGCGATCCTTCTGAATCTCCGTCTCCAGTTGCTCCGTCAGAAGGTGGGTCGCAACCTGTTGTTGTAGATCAGGAAGAGATTACCGCTACCGTCAAAAAGACTCGGAAACCAAAAGCCAAGAAAACCGAATGAGTTTTACCAAGAAATCTGATTGGCTTTACTTCGCTCCGGCAAACGCTGCCGGTGATCCGGCTACCGTTCAAATCTTCGATCAGATTGGCGAAGACTGGTACGGCGGTTCCGGTCTATCTGCAAAACAGTTTTCCGATGTTCTCAACGAGATTGGCAACGGTCCGCTGCTTGTAGAGATAAACTCTCCCGGTGGTAATGTCTGGGACGGTCTCAGCATTTACAACCAGTTGCGCGGTCGCAAAGCTCCGGTGACTACTCGCGTTGTGGGTATCGCTGCTTCTATCGCGTCCATTATCGCTCTTGCCGGTGATCGCGTAGAGATGGCTGACGCTGCTCTGATGATGATCCACGATCCGTCAGGTATGGCTTCTGGTACTTCCGAGGATATGCGGAAGATGGCTGAGGCTCTTGATCAACACGCCGAGGTGCTGGTTGGAGTCTATGCCAAGAAGACTGGTCGCTCCGCTGAGTCTATCCGCGCTGCGATGAAAGCCGAGACTTGGTTTACTACCGCTGAGGCTCTAGCTTTTGGCTTGGTGGACAAACCTATCAAACAGTTGGCAATGGCTGCTAAATGGCATCCTCGCGCTGTCACCAAGACGGCTCCTGAGACGGTCAAAAACAACCTCCGTCGAGGTCTTGAGCAATACGAGGAAGGTCTTGCTGGTGATGGTTTAGAGCCAGCAACTGTTACCGATGCTAAATCGCTGGTTGCAGGAGAGGCTCCTACCGAAAACAAGATCCGCAAAGCTAACGCTTGGTGGGGACGCAACGACCGATTCTTGGAAGCAGAACCTAATACTCCTGCGGATGTAGCGGCAAACCTCTGGGGAGGTGCTGCTGGCCGCGATTGG